ATCGGTGGAGCTACTCCTAGAATATACTGCCCTAGATTGCCTGAGAATGCAATCCTACCAGCAGTTAGTTTCTTTACCCGGGGTGGCACCTCGACTCCTTACATTCCAGGTATACCTTCACCCAGTGTTCAGTTTGACTGCTGGGCTGATAATCCTATCACAGCTAGGAATGTATATAACAAACTTTATGATAACTTGCAGGGTATTGAGAATATCACAGTAGGAGCTTATAAAATCCTGTCAGCCATAGAAGAAGTTCAAGGCATGGACTTGGTTGATAACGAAATTCAAAACTACTTTAGGGTGCTGACTTTCTTTAGTGTAATGATACGAGCTGAGTAGTTAAAATGCCCCTATGTCGATTAAGGGGGCTTAGACCCATTGCACGAGGCGGCTTAGGTCACCTTTTTCTATATCAAAACAGAGGAGGTAAAAACATGGCATACACAACACTAACGGTATTGGATGCGGTCAAGGCAGGGTCTGAATTGATTGCCCTGATGGTCGGGGCTGATACACAGGCTGGGGATGGGTTTGACTTTGCTAATGATGGGCAGACTATCCTGCTTGTTCTCGACCAATTGGCAGCAGGGGCAGGAGATACCATCACATTTCAGGCAGTTACCGACCCAGACGGCAGAGCAGAAACCACTTTAACCAGAACGGTCGTAGCTGCGAAGATTTATGCTTATGGCCCGTTCCTGCCACTCATTTGGAATCAGTCTAATGGCAGAGTGAGATTAAAGTTCACTACGGCTAATGCTAAAACTCAACTAATGGCAATAAGAGTAAGTAATCCAAGTTAAGGAGGTAAATTATGGCAGCTCAAACATTCACAGTGGTAAATGCTTCAAAGACTGGTATTTTAGACATATCAGCCCACGCCAGCAAGAAACTAGGTAATTCTGCTGGAGCTGACTATTTCATAATACCAAACGATGGCAAGACAGTATTGGTTTGTGTTTGTGGTGCAGCAGCCAAGCTGCTGACCTTTGATGTGACAACAAATCAGTGGGGGCGCACTGAAACACTCACATCTCAACCAACATCTAGTGGACAGTCTATATTCGGCCCTTGGCTACCACATCTTTTCAATAATTCAAGTGGTAATGTCCAATTCAAACCTGCGGCCAGTGGATTGGCAACTGACATCTATCTAGCAGTCAGAGTATGATAAAAATTTACTAGGAGGTAAAAGGAAATGGCAACCGTTGTAGCAAATGTCTTGGTAGGGACAGGTACACTTTACTACCACACCACAGCAGGGACAGCATCAGCGAGTGTCACAACTGAATTTGGTTATACTCAAGATGGGGTAACTATAGAATATACAGCTGACATCGCAGACATAGAGGTTGAGGAAGAGACTTTCCCAATTAAGCGGGTTATCACCAAAGAAGACCTGACTATAACTTGCAATTTGGCAGAGAATTTGCTTGCTAACCTTGAAAATGCGATGGCTGGTGCATTAACTGGTGGCGCTGGCATAGTTGATTTGGGTGCTGGAGCACAGCGAACGATGGCTCTCCGATTTTACGGAGTTGGGCCTGGCGGTACACATCGTACCGTATATATTCCCTATGCAAACCCAGTTGGTGCAGTAGGTATGGCTTACAAGAAAGGGGAAGAGACAATAATCCCCGTTTCCTTCAAAGCCTATCAGGGTGTGTCTGGTGCTGATGTTGTAACGATAACTGACGCATAAAGTAATTAAATAAAAGGAGTGAATCATGGTAAGTGAGAGAACAGAAGAGCAAATCGTGGCTCAATCTGGTATCACGGTAATACTGGGGGGTAAATCTTATGAGATTGCCCCCCTTGTTATCCGCGACTCCCGACCGTGGCGCCAGAAAGTCATCTCTCTAATTGCACCTATACCTCAAATGACCAAGACCTCCACGGATACGCCAGAGGACTTTGAGCAGGCATTGACTACATTGCTCGTAACGATGCCTGACCAGGTTATAGACCTTTTCTTCGACTATGCGAAAGACCTAGATAGGGAAGAAATAGAGTCCGCTGCCACAGATGCAGAAATGACTCAGGCATTCAAGGAGGTTATTGCAGTCGCCTTCCCTTTAGCACAAAGCGCTCCCGATGTGATAACGAGGTTGTACGGGGGGGAGAAAAAGACGATGAAGAAAGGTTCACGGTAGGCGGTTCCTTTGAATTCTTAATGTGCGAATGGCATATTACCCCGGACTATATCATGAACAACTGGACAGATGAGTTGCTCGGTCTTATGGTGGAAAAACTTGTCGAGAGAAAAGACAGGGAAACGAGTGCAATAAAAACCTCTAAGAAACCTGTGGAATCAGAGGAAATGTTCAAGGTTAGAACTAGGAACTTAATAAAATGGGAGTCATGACATGGCGATTAGTGTAGGCGATGCTGTCTTGAAGCTAGGTGTTGACACAAAAGACCTGGACAAAGGTATGCAGGGTATTGGCAACACAATAAAGAGTCACCAGAAGGCAATAGGGCTTGGTATGACCGCAGCTGGCGGTGCAATTCTGGCTGCCGGTGCTTTATCTATCAAGACCTTTGCCGAGATGGGTGATGAAGTCCAGAAGATGGCTCTCAAGACTGGGTTATCGACTGAAGCACTTTCCGAATTACGCCATGCTGCCGAGACAAGCGGTACTAGTCTGGAAGGTATTGAAAAGGGTGTCAAACGTATGGCATCAACTCTGCTTGATGCTGAGATGGGACTCTCAACATCGGTCGATGCCCTGAATGAACTTGGACTTTCAGTTGAAGACTTTAAGGGTTTAAGCCCAGAAGAAGCCTTTATCAAGTTTATGGAGGCCATTGCTAGTGTAGAAGACCCTCTCAAGCGGTCAGCCTTGGCTCAGGATATATTCGGTAAATCTGGCGTTGACCTTTTACCTATGATGGAAAACGGTTCCCAGGGTCTGGCTAAACTCCGCCAAGAAGCTCATGATTTGGGTATTGTCTTCGACCAGGAAGCAGCAAACAAAGCTGCCGAGTTTTCTGATGCTATGGACAGAATGGACAAGTCTGTTTCTGGTGTGAAAATGGCGATTGCCGAACAACTGATACCAGCTTTGATGCCACTTATTGACAATATAACCGCTATCATCAAACAGGTAACTACTTGGGCAAAGGAACACCCCGAACTCACAAAGGTTATTGTGATAGGCACTGCTGCGTTTGGGGCATTACTTACAGTGCTTGGCTTGCTCTTGGTTTTGATGCCCGGCATAACTGCGGCTACCGCAGCCTTTGGAATCACTTTGTCTGCGGCAATATGGCCTATCACATTGATAGTAGCTGCTATTGCAGGGCTAATTGCAATAGGTGTCCTGTTGTGGCAGAACTGGGATACCATCTCTGCGAAGGCTACTGCGGTATGGGGCGGTATCGTTACCTATATTTATCAAGTAGTGTCTCAGATAGGAGCGGCTTGGAATAGCCTAATAACTTACTTTAATAATCTTTGGCAGACAGTATCGACTATCTTTCAAGGTATAGCCGATGCGATGTGGGCACCGATTCGTAATGCTATCCAGTGGATTATAAACTATATAGAAACTTTGAGGGCAACGCTACGCTCATTGTCCGGTATGTTTGGTGGCGGTGGTGGTGGCGGCGGTGGCGGTGGTAGTGCACCCGTGCCTGAATATGTAAACCCCTGGGATTTAGAATATATGGGACCTGAATATGTAAACCCCTGGGATTTAGAATATATGGGGCTTCAGCATGGTGCTATTGCAATGCGTCCTCTGCTGGCCAAGATAGCTGAAAGGGAACCAGAGGCAGTCATACCATTGTCGAAGTTGGGGGGAGTGATTGGTGGAGTAACTATCACCGGCAATAACTTCTATGTCAGGGAAGAGGCCGATATCAACAAGATAGGGGATAGGCTTGTGCAACTAATCAGACTAAAGACAGGAGTGCGTATATAATGGCATGGCTATTCGGTTGGGATAATCGTATCAAAATAACGATTGACCACACCAAAGTCGATTCTGACTTGACGTGGTTTCCTGTCATGGTTCGTATTAGTGCCTCCTGTGGCGTTGATAGTCAAGATTTAACTGCTGTATTCGACGAAGTTGGCGCTAATAGTTTGAAGATAGCCATTACTCAAGATGATGCACTAACTCAGCAATATGTTGAGATTGAAAAGTGGGACGAGGTGGGCGAGGAAGCTATCCTCTGGGTGAGCAAAACAGGGTGGTCAATATCCTCGTCTGTCGATACCGTTCTTTTTCTTTATTATGATAACAACCATGCTGATAATACGACCTATGTCGGGGTGACTAATTCCGTAGTAGCTGAGAATGTGTGGGATGCTAACTTTAAGTTGGTAGACCACATGAAAGACGGTGCCTCTACATCTACTACCTATGACAGCACGAGTTTTGACAGCGATGGGGCAAAAGCAGGAGCTAACAAGCCAATACTTACAGCAAGTGGGAAGATAGATAGTGCTCAAAGCTTCGACGGCACGAATGATTATATAATCTATGCAACCAACAATCTTGATATGGGAACAGGGGATTGGACTATAAGCGGGGGGTTATATCCTGATGTTATTACAGGAAACTATCGAGATATCTTTGGTTGGACTGGTGGTAATTATTTTCAGGTAGCATTTTATAATAGTCTGATATATCTCTTTACATTGGATGGTGGAGGAACTTGGTATAATACTACGAAGGCAATTCCTGTGACTACATGGAGTTACTTGGAGCTTATAAGAACATCTGGAACGGTGAGGATAAGGATAAATGGAGCAGATACAGGTTACAGTTTAGCAACTGCGGGAACTACTAATAATTTTGCTTACGCGGGAAGAAGGTCGGGAGGATGGACGACCTTGTTTGACGGAACTCAGGATGAGTTAAGAATTTCTAATATATCCAGAAGCGATGCGTGGGGGAAAGCCAGTTACAATACTTGCTTTGATACTCTTCTCACCTTTGAGGTTGTTACTACTCAAACAATAGTAGCAAATATAGATGGTACTACCCCACTGATAAAAAAAGGTAGTGTTAATATTGAACTCAGGATAGAGGAACGCAGTACCGCTAGATTCATTGTCGTTGATACAGCGGGGTCGTTGACTTACCAGAAGGGTCAGCCTGTCACTATAGGCGATGCCACAGGCAGGATATTCGGCGGTGTGATAGATACCCCTGAAAAGATTGCTCAAGCCCCCAGCGGTGGATTGTACCACATCATAAGTTGTGCGGATTGGCATTACTTGGCTGATAAACGTTTGGTGGCAGAATCCTATACGGCTACAGCTGCAGGGACTATTGTGGCCGATATCCGCACAAAGTATCTGGCCGCTGAGGGGATAACGGCAGGAACTATTGAGGCAGGCCCCACTATTGTTGAGGCCATCTTCAATTATGTCAGGGCTACAGATGCGCTGGATGCTCTGGCAGAGAAGTCCGGCAAGGTCTGGTTTATAGACGAGAACAAAGCACTCTACTTTCAAGACAGAACTACCACTGCCGCGCCGTGGGCATTGGATGATACTATTAACAGACCTATTAAGGGAAGTGCTCAGCTTTCAGGTGGTAATCCCTTATATC